CCGTGTCGGGCCTGTCCATCGGTTTTGTCACCACCAAGTCAACACCGCGCGCCAAGGGCCGCACGATCACCGCGCTGTCCCTGCATGAAATCTCTGTTGTCGCTGTGCCGTGCCATCCGGGCGCACAGATCACTTCCCTGAAATCGGACGGCACCGCAAAGCCTACTGAGGAACAAAACATGAATACCGAAACTATCGAAGATCCGATCAATCCATCTGCACCGGCCAACGCGCCCCAGATGGACACCAAAGCTTTCGACGAAATCAAATCCCGGCTGGATAAGATCGAAGCGAAAGCAAACCGCCCGCAAGGCGTTCACATCACTGGCCCGGTCACAGACCCCGAAACCAAGGCGTTTGGTAACTTCCTGCGCCGTGGTGTCGAACGGATCGCTCCAGAAGAAGTCAAAGCCCTGACCGTCGCAAATGACGCCAGCGCGGGCTATCTGGCACCGCAAGAGTTTGGCAGTGAACTGATCAAGCTGCTGACAGAGTTCAGCCCGATCCGGTCCTACGCGAAAGTCATTTCGATCAGCGCACCCTCTATCGTGTATCCGCGCCGTGTCACCGGCACCTCAGCAACGTGGGTTGCCGAGATCGCCAGCCGCACCGCATCCGGCATGACGTTTGAACAGGTGACAATGACACCGCACGAACTGGCCACGTTCACGGACGTGTCGAACGCGCTGCTTGAAGACAACGCCTATAATCTTGAAGGTGAGCTGCTGTCTGACTTCGCCGAGTCTTTCGCGAGGACAGAAGGGCTGGCCTTTGTCAAAGGCACCGGCGCTGGGCAGCCGTTCGGCATCATGGCCGCGTCTGGCATTGCCGAGCTGAAAACCGGCGTCGCGGCAAACTTCCCCGCGTCAAACCCTGCTGACGTGCTGATCGCGATGTATCACATGATCGCCACGACTTACGCGCAGTCCGGTGTCTGGATCATGAACCGCAACACGCTGGCCATCGTCCGGCAGTGGAAAGATGGCAATGGCCGCTATCTCGTGCTTGATCCGATCACCGCTGGCGCACCTTCGACGCTGCTTGGCCGTCCGGTGGTTGAAATGCCGGATATGGACGATGTCGGCGCGGACACTTACCCGATCCTGTTTGGCGACATGCAGGGCTACCGGATTATTGACCGCGTGGGCCTGACCACGTTGCGTGACCCCTACAGCCTTGCTGTGAATGGTCAGGTGCGTTTCCATGCCCGCAAGCGTGTCGGCGCAGACGTGACGCACCCTGATCGCTTCATCAAATTGAAGTGCGCGGCATAAGATGATGCAGCGGCACGCATCTGACATCGCTCTGGCCTACGGTGGCAACACCGTTTGGCTCAAACCGTCGCTGCGTGCCGCGACGCACCTTGAGGCATTGCACGGCGGGTTTCCCGCCCTGCTTTCGAAGCTGCATGAATTTGACACCGCGACGATCCGCGAGATTATTCGGTATGCAGCACCTGACCGTGCGGCGGCTCAGACAGTGCTTAACGCCCTGTCTGGCGCTTCCTTGCGCACGGTCCAGCAAGTCATGCTTGCACCAGCCTTCGCACTTCTCACAGCGCTGATGACCCCGGTATCTGACAAGATCACGGGCGAGGCCGCGAAGGCACCTGCAGCTAAGGCAGTCGCATGGGCTGATCTGTATGCAGACCTCTACAAACTGACGACAGGTTGGCTTGGCTGGACGCCGGACACAGCTTGGAACGCCACGCTGCCGGAAATCCTGAACGCCTTTGACGGTCACGTCGATCAGCTAAAGTCCATTCACGGCGGTGGAGATGACCAAGATGCCAACGCACCCACCATGAACAACGATCAGCGACAGGCGAACATTGACGCTGGCCTTGATCCTGATTTTGATCGCGCCGGGCTGCATGCCTTGAAGGCGAAGATGACATGAGCCGCCCGCCGCACCTTTGCACCTGTGGTGCCATCGTGGCGCATGGCGAGCGCTGTGCCTGCAGGGTTGCGGCCACCCGTGCGCGGAACAAGCGCCATGATACAAACAGGCCCAGCGCGCGCCAGCGTGGCTATACGCGCCAATGGGAAGTTGCCCGCAAGGAATGGCTACAGTTCAATCCTGTCTGCACACATCCCGGCTGCAATGCCTTGGCAACTGTGGTGGATCACATCACGCCGCACAAAGGCGACATGATGTTGTTCTGGGATAAACACAACTGGCAGAGCCTCTGCGCCCCTTGCCACAACCGACACAAACAACGGCTGGAGCGCACACTGTGAACTCAGATCAAGCCCTCTGGTGTGAAGTGCTATCCTTGGCGATCAGTGATGCCCTTACTGGCACATCGTCTGCCAGCAAGAGCCGCGCGACGCGCATTAACGAGATCGAGCGCAATCGCAAATACCTGACCATCCAGAACAGCGACTTTGACATGGTTTGCTCACTCGCCGGTGTAGATCCGGTCGCAACCCGTGAGCACTTGATCAGGCGCATTGCAAATGCACCAGCACCAGAACAGCTGATCAGCGTCAAACGCCGCGCACAGCGCCGCACAACCCGTATCCGGGAGCGCGCAAGCACCATGCGGGGGGTAGGCAAAAACATTGCGCAAGATCAGGGGACCGGCGGGGGGACACGCGCACAAGAGACCCCGAATATAACTTTTCAGGATAGAACCGCATGACCATCACATCGCTGCCCTTGCTGAAGGCACAGCTGAATCTCGACCATGACTTTGATGACGGTTTGCTGTCACACAAATTGGCCGTGGCCGAAGAATGGATTGGCAACTTTAC